TTATGGAACCGGCACCTGCCGAAGCCCAAGAGGCAGAGGCGACGGTTGAGCAGGACATTGAGACTGCACCCAACGACGAAAGCCCGGTGGAGGAGTCTGCCGCGTCTGAGGGTGAGGGTTCTGATTCAATCGTGGACGGCGAAGAAACCCAGGAGGCGGCTTCCGAAAACGATCAGCTAGTCACCGTTAAGATTGACGGCAAGGCGATGCAGATTCCGCTGAAGGAAGCCGTTGAGGGGTACCAGCGTCAGTCCGACTATTCACGCAAGATGAACACGCTTCGTGAAGAACAAAAGCGTTTCGAGCGTGACAAGCAGTCAGTGGACCAGGAGCGGAGTCAGTATTCCCAGTTGATTGGGGCGTTGGAGCAGCAGCTAACTCAACTGATGCCCCAAGAACCTGACTGGGCAAAACTCCACAAGGAAGACCCCGTTAATTTTCCGCTGATTGAGAAGCAATGGCGTGACTACAAGGAACGCCTTGGCGCGGTGCAAGCCGAAAAGGAACGCCTCGCCTACGCAACTTCTCAGCAGGAGCAGGCCAAACTCAAGGATATGGTTGCACAGGGGCGCAAGTTCCTGGCTGAACGTAACCCTGAGTGGAAGGACCAGAACAAGTGGAACGAAGCACGCGGTAAAATTGTCGAGTATGGCCGCTCTATTGGCTATTCCGACAACGAGTTGCAGCAGGCTTACGATCCGCGAGCAATCTTGGTTCTCGATAAGGCCCGCAAGTACGACGCCCTCATGGCAAACCGGCCCAAGCCCAAAGCTGGCGAGGCACCGAAACCGATGAAGGCTGGTACTCCGGTCAATGCTCCTAAGCGTGTCACCGAGATTAGTCGCGTGAAGCAGCGTCTCGCAAAAACCGGCAGCGTTGATGACGCCGCCATTCTCTTTGGCCTTTTAGATTCACGAAAGAAGTAACACCCAATGACTGAAGTTACGACGATCCAGACTTACGACACGCCCAACTCGATTCGGGAAGACCTGTCGAACATCATCTATAACATCTCGCCGGAAACGACCCCGTTCATGTCGAACATCGGTCGTGACACGGCTGACAACACCTATTTCGAGTGGCAGACGGACGTTCTTGCTGCCGCCGATACGGGTAATGCGGTTGTCGAAGGCGCGGATGCTGGTGATACCGACTTCACCCCGACCGTTCGCGTTGCCAACTACACCCAGATTTCCAACAAGGTTGTCTCGGTGACTGGTACTTCGGAAGCCGTCAACATGGCGGGCATGCGCTCGCTGATGGCCTACGAAACGGCTAAGAAGGCGAAGGAACTCAAGCGTGATATGGAGGCAATTCTGCTCTCCAATCAGGCTGGCGTTGCCGGCAACACCTCGACCGCCCGTAAGACCGCTGGTTTCCCGACTTGGCTTATCACCAACTCGGTGACGAACGGTGCGACCCTGCCGGAAATGTCTGGTTCGGGCGGCAACGGTTATCCTGACACGGCTTGGACGGGTCTTTCGACCTCGACCGATGTCGCGTTCACGGAAACCATGCTCAAGACCGCGATCCAGAACGTCTGGACCGAGGGTGGCGAGGCGAAGGTGCTGATGGTTGGCCCGTACAACAAGACGGTCGCCTCTGCATTTGCCGGTCTTGCCGAGCAGCGCGTTACCTACAATCAGGTGAAGCCGCTGAAGATCATTGCCACCGCCGATGTCTATCTTTCCGACTTCGGTGAGGTGTCGATTGTCCCGAACCGCTTCCAGCCTGAGAACTTTGCCTTCGTGATTGACCCGGAATACGCCTCGGTTGCGTACCTCCGCCCGTTCACCACGTTGGACATTGCTCGCACGGGTGACAGTCAGAAGAAGGAAATGGTGGTTGAGTACGGCCTCCGCGTTAAGACGGAACTGGCTCACGCCGCCATCGCCAACCTGACCGTCTCTGCCTAACGATAATGGGGTGGGCGAAAGCCCACCCCATTATTCCTTGAGGGTTACATGGCTAAAGAAGAATACGCGCCCGGAACCTTTGATCTTGGATACGACCCGCTGACGCGCACGCGCCAGAAGATGGTTATTACCCCTGACGGCAAACTGGCTTTTGAGAGCAAGACCAACATCGACCAGATTGCTGAGGTTAATCAGGCGATCCGTAATGAGATTGTCCGGTCAGAGAAGAACGGCGATATGATTAAGGTCGCTAGCCTTCCCATGACGGTCTATTTTGATTTGAAGAAACGCGGTATTTTGGGCGACAAAGTTGCCATGAAGCGGTGGCTTAAGTCTGACGAGGCGCTTCCGTATCGTACTCACTGGATGACCAGTTAGGGTTTATCAGATGGCTAGGATTACCGATTACGATACGTTGCAGAGCGCGATTGCAGATTGGCTAAACCGCGCCGACCTCACCTCGCAAATCCAGACATTTATTCAGCTTGCCGAAGGCGACCTGAACACCCGGCTGCGGACCCGCGATATGGTCATCCGGGCAGAGGCAACCAGCGATAACGAGTACGTCCAGCTTCCTGCTGACTGGCTTGAGGCAATTAACCTTCAGATTGTGGATGGGAAAAGCCCGCTTCGGTACGTCTCGATGGATGAGGCGGACATTGTGGTGGCGCGGCAGGAGTTCACCAACATTACTTTCTATTCAATTATGGACAACGCGATTGAGTTGGTTCCCGCACCCTCTGACGACGTTGACATTGAGATGGTGTACTACGGGAAGATTCCATCCTTGAGCGATGAGGAACCAACAAACTGGCTGCTCACTAAAGCGCCGGACGTTTACCTCTATGGTGCCCTTTCCCACGCCGCGCCGTTCATCATGGACGACCAGCGGATGCCGATGTTCGCGCAGTTGTACTTGGCCCGCACGGAAGCGTTGAACGACGAAAGTAAAATCTCAACCCATTCGGGCAGCCCGCTCGTGGCGCGTACCCGTGCTGTTTATTAGGAGTCGCTGAAATGGCTGGTTCGTTTTCTAACTTTGCCGAAGACTTGGTTCTGAACTGGCTTCTGACCACAAATTCGGCAACTCGCCCCACCGCTTGGTACGTTTCGCTCTACACTGTCGCGCCGGGTGAGGGTACGGCCGGCACTGAGGTTTCCGGCAACAACTACTCACGCACCGCAGCCACCTTTTCCGTTACCGGCACGGCCCCCACGACCGCCAGCAACACGGCAGCGGTTGAGTTTCCGACTGCCAGTGGTTCGTGGGGTACGATTGTCGCGGCAGGCATTATGACGGCCTCTACGGGTGGCTCTCTGCTTGCCTATGGCGATCTGACCGCCAGCAAGGCAATCGACACTGGCGACGTTCTGCGCTTCAACACGGGCGAGATTGACGTAACCCTCGACTAACCATGACTTGAGGTTAATCGAATGGGCACTCGCCCTTACGGTTTATGGGACTACGGCGAAGGCGTTTACGGGACAGTTGATCTCGTAGACGCCTCAGTCGTTATTGCGGGCACCTCTGCCGTAACTGCGCTTGCGGTAAAGGTTGTCACTGCCTCAGTTACCTCTACCGCGCAGTCGTCCGTTATCGCCAACGCTGCGGCCACAAAAGCTGCCGCGTTTACCTCCACCGCACAGTCGTCCGTTACTGCCAACGCTGCGGTTACTTTGGACGGGGCGTTCTCAGCCGCCGGTTCGTCCGCAGTAACGGCGAGCGCAACAAGGGTTGCCCAAGGTTCGTTTGCAGCCGTCGCGGTTTCGGCATTTACGGCAAGCGCCAACCGATACAGGGAAGCCAGCTTCTCTGCGGTCGGGCAATCCAGCGCCGCTTTCAATGCGGTCCGGGTATTCAGCGGTTCGTTTGAGGCGGCGGGGGAAGCTACCGTTACCGCTGCCGCTGCGATTATCTCTACCGCTTCCGTTTCGTGCGTTGCGGAGTCCAGCGTTTCCGTTACTGGCGAACGGGTGCGGACATCCTCCATTCAATCAACGGCAACCGGGGCTGTCTCAGCAACGGCGGTTTCAGTTCTGTCTGGCGCTTTTGCGGCAACCGGGCAGTCGGCGTTCTCAGCATTTGGTGGGTTGACCCGCCCAGCCGCGTTTACTTCTACCGCGACCTCCTCCGTCACGATGACGGCTCGCTATCTGTGGGAAATGGAGCCGGTAAGCCCGGAAACCTGGACAGATACCACCACCGACCCCGCTACTTGGCAGCCACAGACGGTAACGAGCGGAACTTGGGTGGAAAGTGCAATCACCACTCAGGTATGGCAAAATCAGTCAACCCAGTCTCAGACTTGGAATAGAATTTAGGGCTTGGAGATAGAAAATGGCCGATACTTACACGACTAACCTGAACATGACCAAGCCCGAGGTCGGCGGGTCGTCTGATACTTGGGGCACAAAGCTAAACACCGACCTTGATACCGTTGACGGCGTGTTCAATGGGGCGGGCAACGGCACTTCGGTCGGTCTGAATGTGGGTAGCGGCAAGACTCTCACGGTCGCGGGCACCCTGACGGCAACCGGCACCAGCACCTTCAACGGTTACTCGGTTGACACGGCTTCCGGCGTCGATGGTCAGTGGAACACGAGCGGCCTGACGGTCTACGCGAACGGCGTAACTCCGCAGCACGATGGTCCGCTTCATGTGATGTCTGGTAGCGCGGGGGCCGTTACTGCGTCCACGGCGGCAGACGAATTGATTGTCGAGGGTCCGGGTAACGCCGCTGGTGGTATTTCGATTCTCAATGCTGACGCCAACGACTGCAATATCTTCTTTGGCAATG